TTGCTGCGGACGGTCACCAGAGCCGAGCGCAACGCTGATTACCATGTCATTACGCTTTGTCCATGTGCGCGGGTCTACCGGCACCCACTCGCCACGAAGCTGGATGATTTCCTGTTGACGGCTGTTTTTCAGGGTCAGTTCATGGACAAGCTGAAATAGCTGCTTTACCCCTGTTTCGGCAAAGATACGGGCGATAAACTTGATGCGCTGCTGACTTGCAGAGATCATGCTGTTGTTTGCAGCCACGCCAGCGTTGTTATTCAGCGAGTTAGCGTCAATCCCCTGGCTGCGCTCATTAACCCCGGTGCGCTTTTGTGCCAGGTTATCGACGTACTCCATCATTGGAATAGCGATAGAGCCATTGGTCGGGTGCGTCAAAGGCATGATAGACGCCGCAGCCGGGCCATTCACCCGAACCACGCCACCGGGGCGACTGTCCAGCATATCGTCAAGATTGACAGTGTTCTCGTCGATACCGTAGCGCCCGTTATTGGCGAGATACTGGTTATCCAGCGCCCCACGTAACAAGGCGGTCTGGATGCGCTGCAAGTCCATCACCGCGTCGGACAGTGACAGGCCGTTATGCTGGTGCGGTAGTGGAATCGGGCACAGCGCCACAATGGGGACAGAATCGCAGTCTTCGTTATACAGTACCGTAGTGCCGATAACGATTACGTGTCTCAGCTCTGCCCGTCCATCGCCGTCATAGTCGCAGCGAATCCAGCATTCACGGACACGAACGCGCCTCATGGACGGGTCTGACTCTTGGCCTTCGTTGTCACGCCAAGGGTTTTCCTTGTCCCGGCGCTGCTCTTCCCAATCGTTCACGCCGCCGTCGCTGATGTCGTCGTCGATCTTCAACCCCTCAGCCCGTACCTCGCTGATGGTCTTCATTTCGGAGTGTTCAACGAATGAAGTACGCGGGTCTTGCAGGCTCAACGCTCTTGCGTGTTGGTCTACCTTGATATTCTCGGGTGGGATATTGTCGATCTTGACCGTGTTACGGGGCTTTTTGCGCTCAATCTCTACCGTGTGGATTGGCCCCATACCGCCAAGAATCACTTCATGCTCTGTGATCTCGATGTCCTGCGACATGGACAACAGGGCGAACTCGTCATCTGTTAGATTGCTGTACTTCTCACAGGTGATGTCTTCGGCATCATCCCAATACGCCTTAACGTAGCCGTTCTTTTGAATCAGTGCGTCGTGTGTCCAGCTATACCAAATCTCAAACCAGTTGTTGCGCTGGGTGATGATATGGTTGATGTAGTCAGTTTCCTGCTCTGCGGCCTTTACGTCTTCGGGGGAGCGTGGCGAGAACGATACAACTTCTTCGCCGCTGGTGAAAATGTCGGCTAATTGAGGTTTCAGCCATTCCACCGTGTCCCATACCTGACGGGCGATGACTTGGGAGCGTCCGGGGACTTCGTTGCCTAGTGGCTCGCCTAGATAGTAGTCTAGGGCTTCTTCGCGGTCATCTTGCAGACCCGTATAGCTGACAGCCTGGCTTTCATACTGTTCGATTGCCGTTATCAGTTGGCTGTCTTCCATCTTCATGGCGGTCTTTCGGGTTTAGTTTCAAAACCGGGCGGGCTTTCTCAAGCGACGCAATACGCTGCACAAGGTCAGCGACTAGATTTTCTAATTCTAGCAGTCTTTTGGCATATTCAGCCTCACGCATTTTAGCGGCAATTGTCATATTACTCCGTTATTTCGGTATTGAATGGGCTTATTCTTTTGGCCGTTCTTGACCAATCCGGGGAATAACTCAGCCAAAGCCCATATTAAAGCATCAGCCCGGTTAGGGCTTCCATCCCCCGTGTAGCCGTTGGTCGAGAAGCCCATTAGCTCGTCCTCAAGCTGTAGGAATCGGCCTACATGCCTGATCTTGCCCTGCTCATAGAGTGCGCTGAATGGCTCTGCCCGCACTGCTTTGCCCCTTGAGGCGGTGACTTGTTTGTAGTTAACCCTAGGGTTTGCGGCCTTGATGACGGCCTGAACCATAGCCCCGCCGTAGTTGATTTCAGCCACGATTGCATCGCCTTGGTGCCGTTCATAGGCATCTGTTGCGATCTTTCCCCATGTCGCGGGGCCTGCCTTCACCGTGCAGTCCTCCAGTACATAGCCGTTACCATCCGTACCCAAGCCCACTACAAAGATGCCGATTTCGTCGTTATCAGCGTTGTCCACGTCACCAGAGCCGGATGGGTCAACCCCTACGATGACCCGTATCAGGTCAGGCACTATGCCATCCGTCACCCGCCATTTGTCTATCGCCTCTTCACTAAACAGGGCGCTCGGGTTGGTGTCGGCAAACTCACCATCAAGGAACCGCTTGCGCATACGGGCAGACATGCCTTTAAGCGTATCGAGGTAGTCAGCGGATATGTTCTCAGTGTTGTCTGCCGGGTTGATCTTGAACCAGTCGTAATCCTTCGGCCTGTTCAATGGCAGCTTAGTCTCAGGGTCGCGGCCCTCAATGAATAGCCTGTATGACCAATGCGCCTTGTTGGGCGGGTTGCAGTCATAGTACATACGCGGTTTAAGCGATGTTTCGTTCCCGTCGATTGACTGGCTCACCTTTTGAGCCAACCTGGATAGCGCCATGTTGCGCGATTCATACGGTATCTGGCTAATCTCGTTGAGGTAGATCGTGGCGTACTCAGTGCCTAGAATCTTCTCGGTTCGCTCTTTGTCGTCTAGCCCACCAAACCAGATTTGACTATCGTTCGGGAATGTGACGTACCAATCCGACTTGTTTAGATCGTAGTGCATCCCCGGAAAGGCTATGTCCATCACCTTCGGGAATGTGTCCATCACGATAGACGCCTTTACCGCGTTGAAGCGGTAGCGCAGTATGACATGGCGAGACTTTGGGGCTTTCAGTGCCCTGGCGACCACGTTACGAGTGAGTAAGAACGTCTTACCTGACCGTGAGCCGCCTACCAGCATCAGGTGAGTAGCATCACCGGCAAGGATGGTTTGCGCCTCTTCCTGCTTTTCGGTCAGCTTCACAGCTTGGCGTCTTTGTCGGTCATGGTCACAGTGAACGCGCCCTTATGCTCGACAACCGCCTCAGTCCGTGCCAGCTTGGGAATGTGATATTCGACAACGGATTGAAACAGTTCAAACGCCTTAGCCGGGTTTGGCTTGATGTCGTTCTCAGGGTCACCCTCAGCAACCGCGTTTAACCAGCCGTGGAGCTTGTCAGCGTTATCGTCAACGAATAGTGCGATGGCCTGCCTAGCGTCGCTTGTGGCCTTGTTTGGTATGCCTGCGCGGCTTCCCCCGCCACTCTTGGGCAGTCCTTTCGGTTTCCCAGGTTTCCCCACTGTGTCATTCATAATTGGCACGATTATTGCATATTATGCGATATTTCCAGCTTTATGCCCGAATGACTGGCTGTACTGTGCCGGTAGCCATTTACGGGCGTCGTTCAAAGTCTGCTTTGTTGGCTCTTTGCCGTTCCTGGCGCATTCTGTCAGGTCGTTGATGATCTGATATAGCTCGGGGAGCATGGTTTGCATGATAGCTTCGTCTACCTCAGCGCGTATTTTCCAGTTCATCGCCAAGCCATTTCCAGCGCCGTCCTGTGCGTTAGGGCGCTTTGTACGGTTGTCTGTGCTTGTTTACGCTTTTGCTCGCTACTCAGCAATGGCTTTTCCTCGTCTGGTTCCGGCTCGGGTGGCTTCTTTAGCACCATGTTGCGCTCAATTAGTAGCTGTCGCCAGTTGTGGCGTACTTTGTAGCGGTTTGTCGCTTCGTCGTAATCCATCAGGCCGAATGATGTTGCCTTTACGCAAAAGTCGTAGTAGCGGCCAGTTATCAGCGGGCTTCGTAGCTCTCTTGACCTGAACCAGTCAAGGCGTTCACCTACTGCGCAAGCGGCAAGGACGGTGTTTCCTATGGGACGGGCCATTTACTTAGCCTTTGGGCACCAGAATGGCACCATCTTCGTTCCATTTTTGCGCTATTGCAAACGCATTATCTCGACTTGTGAACTTCGCACCGGGCTTTTCATGGAACGACAAGCAGTTAAATCCATGCGCGTTTTCGACATACCACCAGTCATTTTTACCACCAGACGGCATTGCCTTATATGGCGGGGCGGCAAAATGTTTCGTCGGCGTCATTTCAGCACCCTACACCAGACTGGCGCTCCGATAGTGCGGTCACATGGCCTGTCGTGGTCGCTGCGGTCACGTTGCACGCGATCAGGGGCTTTCGGCTCTGGCTTGCTTACGGGTTCGCGTGGCTTTGGTTCGCAGTGCTGTCGGGTCGCATAGGCTTGGACGCTGCCGAATAGCAAAATGAGGATAGCGATTAGTTTCATGGTCTTCCTATGTTTGCAGGCCATAGCCCACGGTTGGTTAATTCTTGCACGGTTTTATGGTGAGCGTCAGTCCATATTTTCACGCGTTCTTGCTGTTCAAGGCAATAGCTGGAGTCAACTTTTGTATGACATTTCGCACATAAAGCGGCGATGTAGATGTCGCTTGCCTTGATTCCGCGTCCTTTGCCGTGCCTGGATTCGTTGCTATGCGCTGCCACTACCGTACCGTCTTCAATTCCGCAGTGCTGGCATGGTATCTCGCGGCAAGCTTTTCGCAGAGCAGGGCTGTGGATGTACTGGAATTTAGGGCGGCTCAAGATTCACCTCGCGATCTATTGCCGTAGCGTGTAGAAACTCCAGCCAATCGCTAAATTCTTTCTTGCTGAATCCGCTTGTTCTCTGGCCTAACATGACCATGCCACCGTCCATGCCCATTGCTACCCGTACCTGCTCACGCTTGAAAGCACAGGTCAGAATGTCTTTCCAGTCGTCGGGCTGTAGCCATTCCATCCGGCCATTGATAGGCCATTGCAGTTGATCGGCGAAGGCTTGGAGAATAGGCCACTGAGCCGCGTTTTGTTCAAGATTGCGTGTAGGCTCTGCAATCGTCACGCTGTAGCCCTCTGGCGCTGTTTTGACGAACTCTAGGGCGTTTTTACGGGCTAGGTCGTGGGCAAGGATGAAAACCTTTTTCACTTCACCACCCCTATTGCCCTAAGCGCAGCCTCTGGCCCGTCTACCGTTGCCAGC